TTAGCCCAGCGGAGATGCGCTGGGCACGGGGGCTTTTTTGGGTGTTTTTTGGAAAGAATGTGGAGAATGTGGTTTGTAATGAGTACCTTTGCCGTCAAAAACGATTATGGATTGGTCTGACAGTGCAAGATTAGATGAACAGCTCCGTATGTTTGAAAATACAAAGAGCAAGTACATACCCCGTGAAATCCTATTCGGTGACAACTCCCTTGAAGACTGGTGTAGTGCCATTGAGTTTCTTGTGGAGAAAGGCTATCTTAAAGAGCATAAAGACAATTTTGAAATAACCTATGCAGGTAAGGCGTTCATACACGATGGCGGTTTTGTCGGCAAGGACCGCCGTAATCGTATTTTGTCTTATTGTACCATCATAGCCGCGATTAGTAGTGTTCTTGCTCTTGTTGTCTCTTTGATAGCACTCATTTGCCAATTGTGTGGCTAAAAGTTGCGCGTCAAATGCTTTTTTATCTTTTATAATCTTCATTTTTCTGGAATTTTGTTTGTTGTTTCTGAAAATATTGCTACCTTTGCAGCAAAGCATTGAGGAAATGATGACCTGGCATTTTAGTCCTAAGTATCGTCCGAGATGCTTTTATTCGTTTATATTATTGATGGAATAGGCATGCGCGATTCCTCTTTTTAGAGATTTCTTTCTGATGTACAGTTGCCCTGTCCGCAAGTTGCGGTATTCCTTGTTGTGATAACGGAGGGCTTTCTTTGTCTTATCCCAGCGGAGATGCGCTGGGAACGGGGGCTGTTTTACCCAGCGGAGAAGCGCTGGGAACGGGGGCTGTTTTGGGTGTTTTTTCTTGTTTTTTTTTTGTTGTTTCGGAAAATATTGCTATCTTTGCAGTGCGAGGGATGGGTTAACCTTTAGAGACCCGCTCTCGTTCCAGCCAAGTTTTTCTAACTTGGCTTTTTTATTTGTACAATTTCTTCCCCTTGTATGCAGTAAATCAAATGAAACTTCTTATACTGGGACGTTCCCTTGAGACCATTGAATTTTGCAAGACCAGCCTGGAAGTTCGCCGCTGAGAAATTACCGTTAGGGAAGAATAAAACTGCGATTTTTGATTCTGGTTTAGATGCACAATGTTTGAGAGCATTTCTAATATTATTAGATGTTCCACTTTCTGCACCGGCGACCTCGAATTTAAGATCATCCCAAAGTCCCTCGCAATTCTTCCCTTTATACACATTCTGTGGCTCTTTCTCTAAAACGACAGAGTGCCCATGTTTATATCCAACCTCTTGTATTGTAGTTTCATACCAGCCTTTGTATTTGTCTAAGTTGTGCCCAATATGTGTAGCTTTTAAGCCCCCGTTCTTTTCATCAAAGGCAACATCTTTATATTTATCATCTTTGATGAGTTTGCCGAATAAGGAACGATTCTTTTCGATGTGCTCATTTTGAACATCTTTGATACACCGAAGTAGCTTGCACGCTGCGCACAAGTCATTTTCTGGCACAAAGGCTAAGTTTAGTTTTCCCTTTGCGATATCGCAGTCATTGCATCGACGTATGGTATAAGGGTTGTAGTCAGGAACCGTTTTTTGCTCCTTGCCAGAGTTGAAATGGAATATCCCCTTTTTGTCCTGTTGCATTGCGGTTTCTCCCCTGCCCATCGCTTCATCGTGAGGAGTCTGTTTGTATTTGGACTTGAGAACCTGTACTACGTTGCATCTACAGTTGTGTGCTATTCCTACTGGTACTATATACGTCTCATCTTTGTCGATTGATAGGTTAAATACCATTGTTTCTTGTTTTTTTTCTGTAACTTTGCCTTCAACTAAGACATAACGATTATGAAAAAAGGTATTTCTCAAGAAATCAAAGAACGAGTAGAAGCCATTGAAGGAATGAATATCCTTGATGCCGCAAAATTGAGATACATCACCGAAGAACGAAGCTTCAGATGGCTTGTTTCTCATTGGATGGTAAACGGCCGAACTGTGCACCGCCTCCTCGATGAGCTTGGAATTCCTATTAGGCATGGTAGTGATGCTGTCAGAACTCAATGGACAGGTAACGATTTTCGTCGTTCGGAAGCAGGCAAGCGCCTTGCGCAAACGAACCATGATCTTGCTGTCAAAGGCCTCCATGTGCGTCAAGGCAAGACCAAGTTTAACAGTGATCTCATTCGTGGCATATCTGAAAAGCTGCAGCATAGTTCTTCTTTTCTTCGACCATCTGTAAGAAGGAAGGCGATTGAGAACTCCCTTGCGACTCGCCATTTTCATCCAGAGCGTATGAGCGCCCTTCGGATGCCAATGAGTGAAAGCGAATCTATCATGTTTCATCACCTTGTTGGAAAAGGCATCTCTTTCGAAGTTCGTAAGCTTATTGGAGGTTACGTTGTTGATTTTTTCATTCCGTCTCTCAATCTTGTGATTGACTGCCAGGGTCGCAACCGCTTTCCCCTTTCTTATGCTCGCCATCATGCCATATCTCAGAATGGTGTATGCGTTGCTTACTGCTTGAACTACCAGGTTAAGCGTAGTATTTTTACCGATTTGGATGATTATATCACCCTTGTTAAGGTTTTCCGCAGCGATCCATCCTCTCCTTGTGCAGAATCTGTGATTTGGGGTGCATGTGGTTTTCGCCCCTTTGGTGATGATAGTGACAAGTTCTCCCTTGAACGGACGGGCAAGCGTGGCAGTTACCTCACGAAACTCTCCACTTCCCCCGACGACTAATTCTCCCTTTTTAATGCTGTCGATGTTTTTCCATCCATTTGCTGTTAGTACTGGTGTTCCTTGATAGAAACAGTTCCATCCATTTGGTGGGTAGTATGATTCCCAGAACGGGTCGCTCATTGGCAGTGTGACTCCATCTAGCGCAGCGTGTTCCGGTCTGACCTTATCATCTTTCTGCGTTCTGTATTGCAGTAGGTACCTATCTCCATCCTCTTCGAACTTCTCCCATTTCGCCGCCATTGTCGCGGATGCCTGTACGAAGTTGTATTCCGCATGTAGATAGTTGACGTTGTATGTCTGGTTGATGTTTTGAACTTCGTTTAAAAACTGTTCGAATGGTTTTTTATTCCCGTTTTTGTCAATCATAGACGGGAACGCCTCGTTGAGTTGGTGGAAAGCTTTAATCCCCGAGAAGATATAGTTGGATCGTGTGAGTCGCTTGCGCATGGTGTCAGTCATTTCCACCTTGTCGAAACTGCTGTCAAGTATTCGCGCATGGGTGTTGATGAAGTTCTGCGCCTCTTCGGATGTGAGTATATCTATGCTGAAAGTAGCACCTTTCTGCCTGAATAGCGCCTTCATCATCCCCTTGAATAGCGCTGCTAACTTTTCAGAGCTGTCGAAAGAGAGGGTGATTTTACCCAGCGGAGAAGCGCTGGGCACGGGGGGTGTTTTACCCAGCGGAGATGCGGTGGGGACGGGGGCTGTTTTACCCAGCGGAGATGCGGTGGGGACGGGGGCTGTTGCTAATATATTGGCGTATCGCTTGTGTAGCCCCAGATAGTCACTGGGGCTTAGTCGAAAAAAGGTTGATCAGGGTTGATGAGCATCTGGTTGTGTTGTTCCCTTCTGTTTCCTACGGGCATATTGTACTTATCCGCAAAGTATTTTGGATCGACCTCGTATCTGTCAGCAATCATGGTCTCGTACTGCATCTGCTGCTCCGGTGTATAGTTGACAGATTCATCCCATGCGAAATGATAACCCTTGAGCGGGAATCCATGTCTTATCATTTTCGGGAAGAGTTGGTTGTTGATGGTATTGGCCAGCAGTGTCGCGTCACTTTTGACGAGGTTTTCGAGTACTTTGAGGTGTGTCTGCGACTGTGAGAGGCTACTTCCGTCCTCAATGGTCATGGTCTGTCCGACGATGAGTTTCGATATTTCCGAGTTAGCGCGGTCTATTCGCTTATCATATACGTTGTAAGCATCGCTTTTAGCACTCTCAACGATATCAATTTCCGTTCCTGTTGGCAGCACAGCATATCCCGCCATTCCCATTCTATCCATCATGTCGCTGATTCTGTCGATCTCCTTCTGGTCTCTTGATGACGTCGTTGCCGTCCGGAGCGGCATCCCGAATATTTCGCAGAAGATATCCCACGCCGCCAGTACATTCTTTTTCGGAATGGCGTGCAGTGCCGCCTTGAGCAGCACGCCCAAGTCATCCGGTTTTCCCACCTCGATGAGGTTCGCTTCCCACTCAGGGAGATGGTAGTCAATGCCCGTAGTCCAGTCCATGCCCAGGTCAGTGATGACCGCATGGTGTTCCGGAATGACATACTTTCTGTCCACGAGGTTGATGGAATCGTATGCGATGCATCCATCTCCATCAGTCGTCAGGTCCCCGAGTTCTATGAGCGAGTGTCCATAGTATGGAGTCAGCAGTACGATGTCGCAGAACTGTCCGAACCACTCCTGCTCAAACAGGTGTTTGAGCTGTGGGTTCGGTGTTCCATTCTGATCCTCGACGTTGAACGCCTTGGATCGTACGAAGCCCTTTCGTTGGTCAATACATCCACTGAGATGCGCATCGATCATGGTATCTCTGTAGATATCGTATAGCATTTCCCTGTTGGGGTTCTCGATGCTGATAGCCTTCTGCCACGCCTTTCTCCATCTTTGTATATCAGATTTGGTGAGCGCCTCAGTGGTCCGTTGCAGTTTCGCGATGATCGACTCCACCTGTCTTCGATTGTTTTTCCCGACGAGTTCAATGTTTCCGTATTTTGTTCTCCAGAGTTGCGGTTTCCCTAGCAGTGCCCTAAACGCATCCTCCACTCTGTCCATAGTCTTGTTGATGATCTGTGCCATGATATATGTTTTTTATTTATGTTACCACGAATGATTGTCCGGTCCGTTGCCATACGCAAGTACCCCACCAAGTGACGTATCGTTACCGAGAGGGTCTGTAGCAGTTGGTAAGTCCGGAATGATTTTTCCCGCCTGCACCCCTTCGAGCCACTTGATCGCCCTGTCGTAACGCTCTTTTCTCGTATCGTATCCCATTCTGTTAGGTTGCGCTGCGATCATGTTGTAGAGTGCGATATCCGCCGTGTACATGACGATCTGCTTGTTTCTGCCATCGCCCGTTGCCTTGAAAATTTTCTCCGTATCGTACTTCGGTCTGAGATATCATGCGACCTCCTCCTGGGCCTCGGCAATCGCATTGTCGATGTTGTCCTGATCCGCTCCCGTGATAGTCTTGAACGCCTGCTCCGAGCTAACCACTTTGAAATCCTCTGTCGTGATGAAATTCATATTACCATTTATTTTTATTGTTCATACGTTTAACAATTCTCGGCTGGAACGCCGCCACTCTGCCCTGCTTCTGGAGAATGTATATCGCGCCCTCATCCGCGTCAGGCGCATCGTCATGCTCCCTGCTCCCATGTTCGAGTGCGAGCGTCTGGTCAATTCCGACCTGCATATCCTCCGAGTCCTTGATGGCGCTGTTGTAGAAGACACATCCCCTCTCCCATAGTGGCGCAACCGACTCAATTCGTTGCAGTTTATCCGGTTTCTTTCTTTTGTCCGCCGTGATTGGCAGTTGGTATCCCCTGATATCCCCCTCCGCCTCGAACTCATCGAGCGCCGTATCCTGCATAAGGTTCGCCTCCATGAAGAACTGAACAGATGCATCCTGTTGTATGCTATCCTCATAGAGGTTGTATAGCCACCTAACCATAGCCCCAGTCGTGTCCTGTCTGACGAAACAGTTGATGAGGTGGAGTTCTTTTCCTATGCTTCCCCATAGTCTGCACGCCTTGTAGTCGTTTTGTGTTGTAGATTTCCACGACGGGTCAATATAGCACACAAGCGCTTTGTACTTATACAGTTTCGGCATTTTCTTGAACTGAATCCATTCATGTCTGAAGATGGAACCATCCTTGATAGGATTGTGCATCATCTCCTTGTTCCAGTCTCTGTATCCGACAAACGCCTTATAGTCTTCCGCCTCCTTTTTGGTCCACTTCTCTTTCCATACCGGTTCTCCCTCCGCGTCCACTGCATAGATTTTCGATAGGAATACCCCTTTTGTATGTGCAATATTGAAGAGCACCGAGTTTTTAGCAATGAGGTTACCGACCATGATGAATCTTCCCCTTCCGACATCGAGTGCCCCGAAGAGCGCCGACTTGACCCAGGACGTGAGTTCTCTCACCCTCTTCTCATTGTTGCATAGTTCGTCATCATCGAGGTCATCAATGACGATATAGTCCGGTCTAGCCTCCCTGTCTCTGAGTCCACGCGGTGACTGTCCTCTACCACATGCCAGGAACTTGACTCCACACTTCGCCTTGAACTCGCCCTCTGTCCAATCTCCTCCAGCTGGTTTCTGTTCGCCGAAGTCTCGTATCAACCTATCGTTGTATTGGAGTTCCGCCTGTATGTCTCCTAGAAGTCTTTTTGCCGCGTCTTCGCTTTTACCAACAATGACCATGAAATTGATGAGTCTCGCCTTTTGGAACATGAGCCAGAGCGGCGTGAATATATCCAGGTGTGTAGATTTAGCATGCCCTCGCGGCCACATGAATACCGCTTTAAGGTTAGGCGTCGTTTTGACCTTGCGTGCCGCCTGGTTGTGGAACGGCGCGTTGTGTATGGTCTTGATGACCTGTCCTGTAGTTTTGTCTTTGAGTTGCAGGAAGTGTGGGAAGTAGTACTCGCAGAACTCCGCATAGTTGTTCTGTAGTTTTTCGATTCGCTTCTCTTTCTGCTGTTTGGACTCCTGCGCCATGAGTGACGTGTCCGTCATCGCTGCAATCTGCTTACAGTGCAGCTTCCATGCCTCGTATGCCTGTTTTCTCTCTGTTGCTGTCATTGCTGATTTCTTTTTAGCCCAGCGGAGATGCGCTGGGAACGGGTGCTTTTTTTCCTTTGCCCAGCGGAGATGCGCTGGGAACGGGTGCTTTTTTTCCTTTGCCCAGCGGAGATGCGCTGGGAACGGGTGCTGGTTTTCGCCTTTTGCGCTGGGAACGGTGGCGGTTTTCCTGCTCGCCTTGCTCGCCTTGCTATAGTGTGCAGCTGAATCCGTTGTTCATTTTGTCAGAGATGAACAGATCCTGGTAGTAGTTGAATGTCCGTAGTAGTTCTGGTGTGATGTTAGGGTCGTTCTGCGCTCTGAACTGCAACCACTTTGAGAACGCCATGAACACCTCTATGGCATCGACGACATTCGCCTTTTTGTCCAGTTTCTCTATGACCGACGACAGTTTAGCAAGTCTGTCTCCGAGTGCGGCGACCTGTTCCGGGCTTCCTGACTCGTTGACCTGACTGATGAGCAAGTCAATTGTGATCAGCAGTTTGTTGACCAGTTCCGGTCTTGTGATACTCGCCGCCGCTCTCTGCTCCTTCCATCCCTCTGCGTTCACCCACTTAGAAACCGTCACTCTACTGACCTCGATCTGTTCCGCAATTTCTATTTGCTCTTTCCCTGCCATGTATAGGGTTCTGGCGAGGTTCTTTTTTCTTTCCAATTCCGCTTTGTTCATATTGCAAATTATTAAAATCAATGCAAAATTGCGAACTTTTCCTGTGGGAAACAAAAAAGATTGAAATGGTTACTACGAAGTCTGCAAGGCGTTCGCAGTAATTTGGCAGGACGTGGAAAAGTGTGTAATATTGCATCGGATTTCCGGCATATCCGGCGACATCAACAAACGAAAAGTAAAAAAGGAATGAAAGTAAGAATCAGCGACGAAAGTGTGAACTGCTACGGCACCCGCATACTGACGAGCGGCATCGACCTCACGCAGTACAAGCGTAATCCCGTACTCTTATATATGCATGAGCGCGGTAAGGTAGTAGGCATAGTTACGGACCTCCAAGTAGAAGGCGGTGAGCTGTTTGGCACGCTTGAATTTGACAAAGCCAGCAGTCTGAGTGAACAGTTGTCCAAGCAATACGCTTTTGGCAGTATGAAGATGGTCAGTGCGAACTTCCGCGTATTGGAGACGAGCAGTTCGAGTGACCTGATAGTCGAAGGTCAGTTGCGCGAGACCGTCACCCGTTCCCAGCTGTTTGAAGTGAGCTGCGTCGATATCGGCGGTAATGACAACGCCTTAGTCTTGAGTGACGACCAAGGCAATGACATCAGTATGAGTGGCGCCAGCAGCATGCTCCTTCCCTTGTTGAACGACAATAAACATCATAATAACCCTTTAAAATTTACTAGAATGGACATTAAGACATTAGCCCTCCAATTAGGTCTTCCAGAGACCTCAACTGAAGACGCCGTACTGGCCCGTTTATCAGAACTTCAGCTATCAGCCAGTCGCGTCTCACAGTTGGAAGAACAAGTACACATCCTTGAATCGCGCGAATCTCAGCTACTCCTGTCAAGTGTAGAGCATGCAGTAGATGGCGCCATCCAGGAGAAGCGCATCCCCTCCGACATGCGCAATCACTTTATCGAGTTGGGCAAGAAACTCGGCCTTGAGAGTTTGGAGCTGACTCTGTCTGCGATTCCCGCGCAGGTGAAGTTGAGCACCGTGTTGCATCGTCGTGGCGGCACTATTGTATCCGACGCCCCCGACTTTGGTAAGTACGAGAAGTTGAGTGCTGTTCCCGCCGATGAGATGATGGATCTGCACGACAACCACCATTCCGAGTTTGTGCGTCTGTATAAAGCCGAGTATGGTTTTGAACCCCAAGTTTAATCAGAATTGCAGTTGACTAAAATAAAACCTTATGAAGAATCTGTTATTTGTATTGACCTCTTTGGTCTTTAATGCCTTAATGGGCTCAATTATGTCAGTAAGCATGGGTTATGACGCCCATGTAGGCAGTATGGTAGGAATAGGCGTCTCAACCGCTTTAGGTTGTTTCATGCCGCACGGCGCAGCGATGGCCGGCGTGTTGACCGAGATTTGGACCGGTGAGCTGATCAAGAGTCTCCGCGGCTTTTTGGACGGCAGTTGGTTGCGTGGTGTTCCCGATGAGAGTTCCGTCGTGAAGAACGATGTAATCCACCTTGTCGATGTCGGTGGCGACCCTCAAGTATTGGTTAACAACAAGACCTACCCGATAGAAGTCCAGGAACTGGAAGACGGCGACAAGAGTTTCTCTCTGGATAAGTTTCAGACAAAGGTCGTCCCCGTGACCGACGACGAGCTCTATGCCTGCTCTTACGACAAGGTAGCGCGTGTGAAGGAGAGTTGTGCCAACTCGCTTAACGACGCGAAGTATGCAAAAGCCGCTCACGCCCTTTGTGCGAATGAGAACACCGCCACCACGCCCGTCTTGAAGACCAGTGGGGCTGTTGATGCAGCCACCAAGCGCGTTAAGCTCTGCATGGACGACATTGTATCGTTGAAGCGCGCCTTGGACAGCCTCGGTGTACCTCCTACTCAGCGTCGTCTGGTGTTGTGTACCGACCACGTCAACGACCTGTTGGAAAGCGACCAGAGCTTCAAGGAGCAGTATAACCTGAACCGCACCGACGGAACAGTAGGCCGTCTCTATGGCTTTGACATCTTCGAGTACGGCGCTTGCCCCACTTATAGCACCGCCGGAAAGAAGAACAGACTCGGCGCGGCTCCTAAGGCCGGTGAGTTCCAATGCTCCTTCGCGTTCTACGTCCCCCGTGTGTTCAAAGCCACCGGCAGTACCAAGATGTACTACAGTGCAGCCGAGACAGACCCCCAGCAGCAGCGTAACCTGATCAGTTACCGCCACTACTTCATCTGTCTGCCGAAGAAGGAAGATGCCGGGGGTGTGATTTACAGCGGATATAGCGCATAGTTATGGCCCGCATGAAGTATTTGGTGATTCACTGCACCGCCACGCCCGAAGGCCGTGAGGTCAGTGCCTCCGACATCAGTCACTGGCACTGCGATCCCGTGAGCCAAGGGGGTCGAGGCTGGCATCAGGTCGGCTATACCGATCTGATCCACCTTGACGGTGCAGTGGAGCGCTTAGTAAAAAACAACGAAGATGCCGAGGTCGATCCCTGGGAAGTGACGAACGGTGCGCGCGGTTACAACAGTGTGAGTCGTCATGTGGTCTATGCCGGCGGCTTGTCGCGTGACGGAAAGACCGCTAAGGACACCCGTACATTAGCTCAGCGCGCCTCGTTGGCGAACTACGTTCTGACGTTTCACCATCGTTTCCCTCAGGTTCGCATTGTCGGTCACCGTGATTTGGACAAAGGCAAAGCCTGTCCGAGTTTCGATGTATCGCAGTGGTTACGCTCCCTCGGCATCCGTCAAACCTAAAAGACGACCGGCATGACACTCAGTGAAATACTCAACGTACTACTCGGAGGCGGTTTGGTAGCCACGATCGTAGCGATCTGCACTTTAGAATCGACCGTAAGGAAAGCCAAAGCCGAGTCGATGAAGGCCGAAGCCGACGCCGAGACGGTTCGTATGGACAACGCCGAGCATGCCACCCGTATCTTGGTAGAGAACATCGTTAAACCATTGAAGGAAGAACTGAATGAGACCCGAAGATACCTTGAAGCCTCGAAACGCGAGATGGCGCGTCTCAGGAAAGCTATCGACACCGCTAACAGCTGTAAGCATCATGATGACTGTCCTGTTCTTGTCGGGCTGCGCGACAAGCCGAAAAGCGATCGTTGCCACGGAGGCAAGCGTGAGACAAGTATCCGCGGACAGCCTCCAGAGCGAGGTTCGTCAGACCTGGACAGAGACAGTAGCACAGGAGGAAGCCAAGCTGGAGATACCTCTGTCGGCAGTGACTAACCTTCCCGCCGAGGCAGAGTTTCGGTCCACGAACGGCCGCGCGAGCGCAACAGTGAGACACAAGGGAGATACGCTCGTAGTGTATGCCACCTGCGACAGTCTTCAACGCCAGTGTGTCTTTTACGCGCGTCAAGCAGCATCTTACCGTCAAGCGTTGGCTCAGCAGAAGACAGAAGCCCAAACGGCAAACGAACGCCGTTCGTATGGTGTTCGCGCGTTATTTATCGCCTTAACAGCTGGGTTGGCGACCGGCATATTATTAACCACGTTATTAACAAAGACAGAAATATGGAGAAGACAGTTTTAGACGGCACCGATCTGATACTGAGTATCGGTGGTAACGCATTAGGATTTTCGACCGGTTGCAAGGTAAGCACCCAGACCGAGACCGGCGAGCGAGTGACGAAAGAAGCCTCGAGTGGCAAGTGGAAAGAGAAGTATGTGAAGAGTTTCTCGGAGAGCATCAGTGCCGAGGGCTGCGTGTTGACTGATGGTGACACAAATACCCCGACGTACGACCAGTTGAAAGCCGCTCAGTTGTCAGGCAAGCCCATCGATGCGAGCTACAGCATCCGCGAAGGCAGCACTCGCAACGGCAAGGCCGCCGGCGGTTACAAAGGCAAGTATATCATCACCTCTTTGGAGCTTGACGGTCAGGCCGGTGACGACGCCAAGTACAGTGTACAGTTGGAGAACAGCGGTGCAGTAGAGAAGATCGGTGATAACGGTCTGAGTGCCGCAGAAAATAAAGGTGATGTATGAAACAGTTAATGATCAAGATAGGCGATCAGCAATTGCCTTGCCGTCTGAGCATGGGAGCGATGCTGCTCTTCAAGCGCACGACCGGTAAGGATGTCAGCGAGATGTCAGGTAATGACATGGAAGAGCTGCTGATGCTTCTGTGGTGTTGTGTCTGTTGTGCATGTAAAGCCGACGGCATAGGATTTGACAGCGATTTCGATACTTTCGTCTGTCAGATTTCTCCGAGCGACTTAGCCGAGTGGAGTGCGAGCCTGTCTTCTGACGATGAATCGAAAAAAAAAGCGCCTCAGGAGACCGTGAAGAAGTAGCAGACATTGAACGTCTGTTGGGCATAGCGTTGGGGTGTGTTGGTATGAGTATGGATGACTTTTGCCGATGCACCCCCTCTGAGTTTCACGAGGTTTATGCCAGCTGGCTTGAGGATTCAGAAGGTCGTGAGCGTGGAATGTGGGAGCGTATGCGTATGGAATGCCTTTGTATGTTGCAACCTCACTCTAAGACGAGTTTGTCAGCTCAGGATGTGCTGGTGTTTCCCTGGGATGACGTTAAGAAGCGCAATAATGGTGTTGAGTTGAGCCATGATGAGCTGATGGCCCGGTATCGTGAGGCGAAGAGGCGTGTTGGGTTATAGTCCTCCGCACTACCACCAAGGGAATCGCATATCAGCTTCGCAATATCCTCTAACTCCTGCAAAGATAAAGCAGTATATAAGAACGAGAATTGATATAAAGATTATCATACCAGTATTCGGTGAGAAAGGGCTATAGAGAATAGCGAAAACCGCCCCCAGACTGATATATCCGTATGGCATTCTAAATCCTTTTCTTTTCTTGTTTTGTTTTCTTTTTCTGCTCATCGTAATGTTTACTTATAACCTGCTTGCAAAGATAAGCATAAAAATCTGTGATTCCAACTTTTTAGTTAAAAATATATGGCAAAAGAGGCAACTTTTAAAATAAACATGAAGATTGACGGTAAGGATGTGGTTAAGAAACTTACCGTTGATATGGACGAACTTGGTCGCGCCATCAACGAGACAAGACAGTCGTCGGACAAACTTCGCGACTCACTGATTAAATTCAATCAGATAAACGAGTCGTTGCAGACAGCATCAAGCAGCCTCTCACAACTTTCGAATGTTCTCAATTCTGTGACAGATGAGAGTGCTCAATTTGACGAAGCGATGTCCGCCGCCAACACGATGGCCGGCAAGAGCGGTGATGATTTTGATTATTTGAAGGATCGCGTTGCCGAGTTGTCGAAGACCATCCCTATAGCCCGTGACGCCTTGGCCAACGGATTGTATCAGGTAGTATCGAATGGTGTTCCAGAAGACAACTGGATAAGTTATTTGGAGCAGAGCGCCAAGGCGAGTGTAGGCGGTATAGCCGATTTGGGTGAGACCGTGAAGGTGACCTCCACTATTATCAAGAACTACGGTCTGAGCTGGGATGCCGCCGGCGATATACAAGACAAGATACAGCTGACCGCGAAGAACGGTGTAACCTCTTTTGAACAGTTGGCTCAAGCTTTGCCCCGCGTAACCTCTCAGGCAGCCACTCTTGGTGTAAGTGTTGATGAACTGATGGCCACGTTCAGCACTCTTACTGGTGTGAGTGGTAACACCGCGGAGGTCAGTACGCAGTTGGCCGCCATTTTCACCGCCTTGATCAAGCCCTCGAGCGAAGCGATCGAAATGGCTCAGCAGATGGGTATTCAGTTTGATGCCGCCGCTATTAAGGCTTCAGGCGGCATGAGTAATTTCATCGCGCAGCTTGACCGGGATGTTAAGAGCTATGCTCAGTCGAGCGGCATGTTGGAGGAAGAGATATACGGAAGGTTGTTTGGCAGTGCTGAAAGTCTTCGCGCGCTTACCCCTTTGACCACAAAGTTGGCCGACAAGTTTCAGGAAAACGTATCCGCCATGGCGAACAGTGTTGGTACCGTCTCCGACTCCTTTGATACGATGGTTGACAGTGACAGTGCAAAGTTGCAGTTGTTGCAGAATCGTTTTGGAACGATTACCGACTTCATTCAGTCCGCAGTAGGCAGTCTTCGTCCTTATGTGAACATAGGTTCTCAGGTTGTATCTTCTCTATCGTCCATAGCTCAACTTGCCGTTGCGATGCAGTCTCTTGGTATAGCCACCAAGCTGATATCAGGAGTTTCAGCAGTGTCGAACCGTATCCGGTTGGTCAGCGTGTCCGTCTCTCGATTGTTGCTTGCCGCCTTGCGCGGAGAGACCGTAGGAGCAACTACTGCAGCCGTAGCGACTCGCGCACTGAGTTTGGCGATAAAGGGTTTGCTCATCTCTACGGGTGTAGGTGTAGCCGTATTAGCTCTTGCCACCGCATTTAATTATCTGTCAGGTGAAGAAGAGAAGGTAAGCGCTGTATCCGAAGAAGTGTTAAACGCCGAGAAAGCCGGATTAGATGCCTCGGCTCGGATGAAAGCCACTCTTGCCGAAGAAACGACCTCGCTTCGTGCTCTGATACAGTCGAAGAAAGACACCAGCGTTGCCATTCAACAGTTGAATGAGAAGTATGGTGAAGTTTTTGGTAATCATCAGACAGCCGCCGCGTGGTATGATGTATTGACTCAGAAGAGTCAGGCTTATGTACGTCAGATCGGTTATGAGGCTCAGGCCCGCGAGCTCTCCGTATTGTTGGCTAAGAAAGAGATGGAGTTGGAAGCCAATAACGATGCTCGCAAGAAATTGTGGCAATCAGGCAAGGCCCAGGCCCGCGTATTGAACCAAATATCCGGAACGAGCAGTTGGGGTTCTGTTCAGAACTATTCTGTTAGCGGTATGGCAGACACCGCTGAATATGTTGCCCTGAAGAAGCATGGTGCCGCTCTTGTATCATCGATATCAGAACTACGGGAGAAATTGAATATCGCCACAGGCAAGGTAGCCGAGTTTGGTGCGCAGTTGAATACCCCCGTAAGAGGCGGCATTAAGTCAACTGCGAGCGTCGCAGGTGGAAGCGGTAGTGTTGGTACACCCAGAACAACGCCGCAGGCTGTTAAATCGGCCACCAAGGGCAGTATAGACTGGTATGAACAGGAGTTGCGCGATCTACGTAGCAAGATAAGCTCCACTGCCGATGAAAGCGTAGCCAAGGGTTTGCAATCACAGTATAAAGAAACAGAAAGTGCGCTTGAGGCATTAAAGGTTCGTCTCGGTATATCAGTTGACACTACAGGCGTTCAAGAGCAGTTAGACGCCGCGAGTGACCATTTGACGATAACTGCCGATGTTGAGCCCGAAGTAAAGGATGTGACGAAAGGCAGCCGTTGGGATAAGCGTATGAGCTACAGCAATGCGACGAGTCTGGGTAGTCGCATTCAGGATGATTACGATATAGGTCTGATAGACAAGGAAACCGCAGAAAAGGAGATATCAGCTATCAATGAGCAGTTGTCGAAATTGGGTGAAGGTTTGAAGCCTATCGAGCTGCATGTGGATGATAAGAGTATTGAATCGATACGTTCATTGGGTCATATAGATCTGACGAATATAGACAGTGTGTCGTCGTCGATCAAGAACCTGAAGCAAGTGACCGATCCCACCGCCAAAGGCTTTGCGACAGCCGGTGCGTCGTGTGAGGCCCTTGGCAGCGCGTTGAAGCAGTTGGGCGGTGACAGCGAAGCGGCAAAGGCGGGTCTTGTGATGGCCGCAATCGGTAATCTGGTATTGTCGTTTTCTCAGGCACTTGCCTCGTGTAAGACATGGATAGAATGGTTGGCCTTCGGCATCAGCGGTGCAGCACAGCTTACGAACTTGATCGGTATGATTAGCGGTTTTGCCACGGGCGGTATCGTGCCCGGCAGTCAGCGTCAAGGCGACAAAGTGCTGGTGCGGGTAAACAGTGGTGAAATG